GTCGAGCGGGAAGAAATCGTGGCGCCCGGCGCGGTCGACGTGCCGGTCGAGCTCGAAACGCTGAAGTCGGCGCTCGACATGATCCCGAACGCGGGCGCCGACGAGCTGGATTACGAGGCGTGGCGCGACGTCGTGTTTGGCATCCACCACGCGGCGCGCGGCAGCGACGACGGCCTCGCGCTCGCGCACGAGTTCTCGGCGCGGTCGAGCAAGTACAACCCGCGGTTCCTCGACGAGCGCGTGTGGCCGCACATTGGCAAGACGGGCACGGACGAGCGCGCGCCGATCACGGGCCGCACGGTGTTGCACTTGGCGCGCGCGCACGGCTGGCAAGAGCCGATCGAAGACGACTTCGAGGTCGCCGCCCGCGTCGAGGCGATCGCCGTCGGCGCGCCGCGCGCTGCCGAGCCGGTGGTCGAGGCCCGCGTGCCGCAGGCGCCGACAGACGCGGGGGAGAAGCCGCCACGCGCGCCGAAGAAGCAGCGCAGCGATGACGAGCCGCCGAAGGGCTACCGCGCGCGCACCGAGTTCGGCAACGCCGAGCGCATGCTCGATCGGTACGGCGCGGGCCTGATGTACGTGCCCGAGCTGGAAGCCTGGTACGTGTGGACGGGCGTCTACTGGCGCCGCGCCGTGCAGGTCGAGCTCGAGAACATGGCGAAGGAAACGATCCGCGCGCTGCCGGACGAGATCGACGAGCTGCAGACGGCTGAGGAACGGATCGAGTTCTTCAAGTTCTGCGCCGCGTGCCAGAAAGCCGCGATGGTGTCGAACATGATCCGGCTGGCCGCGTCCGATCCGCGCGTCGTCGTGCCGGTCACCGAGCTCGACAAGCACACGCACCTGCTCGGCGTCGGCAACGGCGCCGTCAACCTGCGCACGGGCGAGCTGCTGGCGCCGGACAAGGAACACCGCATCACCGTCGTGACGCCGCTGTCGTACGATCCGCGCGCTGCCGCGCCGCTGTTCGAACAGACCGTGCGCGACGTGTTCTTCGACGATGCCGAACAGATCGAATTCTTCCAGCGCCTCATAGGTTACGCGCTGATGGGCGTGCCGCGCGAGGATCTGCTCGCGATCCCGTACGGCATGGGCTCGAACGGGAAGTCGACGGTGCTCGGCGCGATCCGCAGTGCGTTCGGTGCGCACGCGAAGTCGGCCAGCGCCGAAACGTTCCTGTCGGCCGGTGCCGGCGGGGGTGGTGCGGCCGGCGCGGCGCGCGAGGATCTGCTGCGTCTGCGCGGCGCGCGCTTCGTCTACGTGAGCGAGCCGGACGAGGGGAGTGAGCTGCGCGAGGGGCTGATCAAGAGCATGACGGGCGGCGACCCCATTCCGGCGCGCGGCATGTACGCCAAAGCGACGGTCGAGATCGTGCCGACGTGGGTCGCGTTCATGCCGACCAACCATCGACCGATCGTGAAGGGTGACGACCACGCGATCTGGCGGCGCCTGATGCTCGTGCCGTTCACCCGGAATTTCGACCGCGACCCGGACGTCGTCAAGGATCCGGCGCGTGCCGAGCGCATCGCGGCCGAGCTGGTCGGCGTGCTCGGGTGGTGCGTGCGCGGCGCACTCGCGTATCAGCAGCACGGGCTGAAGCCTCCGAAGTCGGTTGCCGCGGCGCGCGATGCGTACAAGGCCGACATGGACCTGCTCGGTGAGTGGATGGACGAGCGCTGCAGGGTCGACAGCGGGGGCGCGGCGTCGAACGAGGATTTGTGGCGGTCCTGGCGCGCATTCGCCGAGCAGCGCGGTGAACTGCGATTTATTGCGAATTCGCGCGCGCTGGCGCGTCGCCTTGGTGCGCGCGGTTTTTTGCAAGTTAAGGACACACACGGAATTCGCGGGCGCGGATTTGCAGGAATTTGCGTGAATGACGAAGTGGACTTCGAAGGATCGGATCTCGGTTGAGTGAACGCGCAGAATTTTGCGCGTTGTTTGTTGGTGCGGGGCCGAGGCTGCGACGATAGCGACGATAAACCCCCACTTTTCCTAAACTTTTTGTCTCTATATAGGCGAGAAAAGTTTAGGAAAAAACGGGTTTTATCGTCGCTATCGTCGCAAACGGGAACGCGCTGAAAATTACACGTTAAGTTGTACTTATTTACGAGTTTGACTTTACCGAAGCGATGAACAATGCTCCGGACAACGATGAAGGAAGGGCAAACCATGACCCAAAGCGGAATTGATTGGCGCGAGGTGCTGTTTGACCTGCGGCGCCTCGACCTGATGCCGAAAGACGTGGCGCGCGAACTGCGTGGCGTGATCAGCGAGGCGGCCGTACGCGCGTACACCGAGGAAGTGCGCGAGCCGTCACACGTGCGCGGTGAGCTGATCCTCGATCTCTGGTGCGAGAAGACGGGCAAGCGCCGCGAAGACGCGCCGCGCCGACCGCTGTTGCTGCGCTCGAACCCTCTGGCGCGGGTGGTGCGGGCATGAGCAAGCTGACCGCAAAGCAGCAGCGCTTTATCGACGAGTACCTGGTCGACCTGAACGCGTCGGCCGCCGCGCGGCGCGCCGGATACAGCGAGAAGACTGCGCGCGCGATCGGCATCGAGAACCTCACGAAACCAGCCATCCGTGCCGCAGTCGATGCCGCGATGAAAGAGCGCGGCGAGCGCACGCGGATGACAGCCGACCAGGTGCTGAAATTGGCCGAGTCGATGCTGCTCGCCGACGTGAATCAGCTGATCTCGTACCAGCATCGCTGCTGCCGCCATTGCTGGGGTGTCGGCCACGCGTACCAGTGGAAGAACGAGCGCGAGCTCGCACTCGCGATCAACAGCCACGCACGTGCGATCGCGGCCGCGAAGAAGGCGAAAGTGCCGCCGGACGCATGGCCCGCGCCGCCGGACGAGTCGGGCGGCCTTGGCTTCGATCCGCGCCGCGACCCGAATACTGCGTGCCCCGAGTGCTTCGGTGAAGGCGTCCAGCACGAGGTGATCGCCGACACGCGAAAGCTTCCGCCGGCCGTGCGCGCGCTGTACACCGGCTTGAAGCGGACGAAGGAAGGCTTCGAGATCAAGACGCAGTCGAAGGACCGCGTGCTCGAACTGATGTTCCGGCATCACGGTTTGCTGAACGACAAGCTCGAGCTGACGAAGCCGCGCGTGCGCGTGAAGGATCTGACGGGCCGGAAGAAGAATTGAAATACTCACCGGCGATCTAAACGGACACAGGATCGCCTTATTTGGCGGGCGTTGCGCGCCGCGTGGCATGCAAAAACGCTGCGTAGCTACCCGCCTAGCTACCTTTTCGACGGGCGCGACGCCCGGTTTTCCATGAGCGAAATCGAATTCCACTACAAGCCGCAGGGCGAGACGCTCGAACGCTACATCCTGTCCCGCGCGTCGCGCTCGTTCATCATGGGCCCGCTCGGCAGCGGCAAGACGAACGCCAGCTGCTGGAAGGCGTTCCGGATCATGTGCGAGCAGGAACCCGATGCCGACGGCGTGCGGCGCTCGCGCGGCGCGGCCGTGCGGAACACCTATCCCGACCTGCTGTCGACGACCGCGAAGGACTGGCTCGACATGTTCGGCGATCTCGGCCGGTGGGTGGGCGGCGGCCTCGAACCGCCGACGCACTACCTGTCGTTCGATCTGGAGGACGGCACGAGCGTCGAGGCCGAAATGGTCTTCATTGCGCTCGATCGCCCCGAGCACGAGCGCAAGCTGCGCGGCATGCAGCTCACGTTCGCCTGGCTCAACGAGGTGAAGGAGCTCGCGAAGCCGATTCTCGACATGCTCGACCTGCGCGTCGGCCGCTATCCGAAGGACGTGCACCCGACCTGGTATGGCGTATTCGGCGACACGAACGCACCGGACTCGGATCACTGGTACTACGCGCTGGCCGAGGAAACGAAGCCCGAGGGCTACGCGTTCTTCCGCCAGCCGGGCGGCGTCTTGCGTGACGGCGATCGGTGGATCGTCAACCCGGCGGCCGAGAACATCGACAACCTGCCGCCCGGGTACTACGAGCGCGGTATGCAGGGCAAGAAATTCGACTGGATCAAGGTGAACCTCGGCAACGACTACGGGTTCGTCGTCGACGGCAAGCCGGTGCATCCGGACTATGCTGATTCGCTGCACTGCAAGCCATTCGAGCTCGTGAAGTCGCAGCCGCTCTGGATCGGCATGGACTTCGGCCTGACGCCCGCCGCGGTGATCGGGCAGCGCAAGCCGATGGGCGGGTGGCGCATCCGGTCGGAAGTCGTCGCGACGAGCATGGGCGCGCGCAAGTTCGGGATCGAGCTGAAACGGCACCTCGCCGAGATCTACCCCGGCTTCGAAGTCGCAGGCATCTACGGCGATCCGGCGGGCGATCAGCGGTCGCAGGCCGACGACGAAGACACGCCGTTCAAGATCCTGCGCGCGGCTGGATTCGAGGCGAAGCCTGCGCCGACGAACGACACGTCGTTGCGCTATGGCGCCGTCGACGAGGCGCTGACGCGGATCATCGACGGCGAGCCCGGCCTGCTCGTGCACCCCGACTGCCGCACGCTGCGCAAGGCGCTGTCCGGCGGCTACTGCTTTCGCCGCATGGCCGTGAGCGGTGAGCGGTACGCGGACAAGGCGGACAAGAACATGTATTCGCACGTGGCCGAGGCGAGCCAGTACCTGCTGGTCGGCGCGGGCGAGCACAAGCACCTAGTGCGCGTGAAGCGTTCGGGCGGCAAGCGGCCGACCCGCGCGACGACCGACTGACCGACTGACCGAGCAACAACGCACGATTCTGCGTGCGTGACCGCCTAGCCTCTTCGGGAATCTCCGGAGAGGCGCATGAAATTCCTCGGGCTCAGCCCTGACATCCCGGCAGCGGCCCCGCTGCCCGACAACACGCAAGCCACGACCGACACGACGGCGGCGGCTGACGACGCTACCGCGAAGCTGCGCAAGCGCCGCGGCACCGCCGCGACGATCCTCGCCGGCGATTCGACGTCCGTCGGTTCGGCGTCCGTCAACGCGCCCGCGGCGAGCGCCGCAGGCAAAGCCATGCTCGGGCAATGACGAACGACGACGCGAAGCTGCTGCAGGCGCTGAACGCCGACCACGGCCGCATGAAGGAAAAGCGGCAGTCGTACGAGGCGGTGTGGAACGACGTCATCGACTTCCTGATGCCGCGCCTCGACAAGTTCGGCCAGCTCCCGCGCCCGGACAGCGAAAAGGGCCGCGAGCGCTCGCAGAAGATGTTCGACTCGACCGCGCCGCTGGCGCTGCGCAACTTCGTTGCCGCGATGGATTCCATGATCACGCCGGCGACGCAGGAGTGGCACCGCCTGAAGACGGGCGACGAAGCGCTGAACGAGATCGCATCCGTGAAGGCGTATCTGCAGCAGGTCGTGCGCACGCTGTTCGCCGTCCGCTACCGCTGGCAGGGCGGCTTTGTCACGCAGATGGGCGCGACGTACCAGAGCATCGGCCTGTTCGGGCCCGGCGCGCTGATGATCGAGCACGACGTCGGCAAGGGCATCGTCTACCGCAACGTGCCGATGCAGCGCCTCTGGTTCGCCGAGAACAATGCGGGGCTGATCGACAAGACACACGTGCAGTGGGAACTGACGTTGCGCCAGGCTGCGCAGCGCTTCGGCCGCATGAACCTGTCGCCGTCCATGCAGTCGGCGCTCGAGCGCGACCCCGAGAAATCCGCGATCTTCTACCACGCGGTCGAGCCGCGCGCCGACCGCGATCCGCGCAAGCTCGACGGCCGCAACATGCAGTTCGCGTCGTACTGGCTCGACGAGGGCCGCGACCGCATCGTGCAGAACAGCGGCTTCCGCACGTTCCCCTTCGCGATCGGGCGGTTCTACGTCGGCACCGCCGATGTGTACGGCGGCAGTCCCGCGTACGACGCCATGCCGGACATCCGCATGGCGAACGACATGGCGAAGACGAACATCCGCGGCGCGCAGAAGCTCGTCGACCCGCCGCTGCTCGCGAGCGAGGACGGCGTGCTCGAAGGCTTCGACCTGCGTTCCGGCTCCCTGAACTGGGGCGGCCTGGACGAAAAGGGCAACGAGATGGTGAAGCCGCTGCTCACGGGCAAGCAGGCACAGATCGGGATCGAGTTCGCGCAGGACACGCGGCAGACGATCAACCAGTGGTTCTACGTGACGCTGTTCCAGATCCTCGTCGACAGCGGCGACATGACCGCGACCGAGGTTTTGCAGCGCGCGCAGGAGAAGGGCGTGCTGCTCGCGCCGACGCTCGGCCGCACGCAGTCGGAACTGCTTGGCCCGATGATCGCGCGCGAGGTCGACATCCTCGCCGAAGCCGGCCAACTGCCGCCGATGCCGCAGGAACTGATCGACGCCGGCGCGGATGTGGACATCGACTACGACAGCCCGTTGAACAAGGCGATGCGCGCCGGCGCGAGCGCCGCGACGTTGCAGTGGCCGCAGCAGCTCGGCGTCGTCTCGCAGGTCGATCCGGGCGCCGCGAAGGTACCGAACGGCGAACGCATCGCGCGCCTGCTTGCCGATTCCGGCGGCGTTCCGGTCGAGGCCATGAACACCGACGAGGAACTGCAGGCGCAGAAGGCCGCAGAGGCACAGGCCGCGCAGATGCAGCAGATGCTCGCCGCCGCGCCCGTGGCCGCCGGCGCGATCAAGGATCTCACTGACGCGTCCACGGCGGCGCAGACGGCGAGGGTGTGATGCGCGCACCTATCAGCCGCTTTCTCCGATTCTGGAACCGCCGCGAGCAATACCGGCGGTGTTTCTGCGATGAGCGCGGGAAGCTGACACCGGCCGGCGAGGCCGTGCTCGCGGATCTCGCGCAGTTCTGCCGCGCCAACCAGTCGACCGTGATCACGTCCCCTGTGCAGCGCACGATCGACCCGCTCGCGACCATGGTTGCCGAGGGCCGGCGCGAGGTGTTCGTGCGCCTGATCCAGATCCTCGGGATGGACGACGAACAGCTCAACTCCCTGAAGGACGAGGCCCCCGAATGAATCTCGTATCGATGAAGTTCACGCCCGACGAGGCGAAGGCCGAAGCAGCCGAAGGCACTGCCATGGCCGCGCCGGAAGACCAACCCGCATATCCGTGCGGTCTGTCGATCTATCTGGACGACGAGGTGCTCGCCAAGCTTGGCTTGACTGCACTGCCGGACGTCGGCACACCGATGACGCTGATGGCACGCGTCGAGGTATGCAGCAAGAGCCAGTACGAGAATCAGAAGGGCACCGACACGAGCCTGTCGCTGCAGATCACCGACATGGCGCTCGCACCTGAAACGCAGTCGCCCGAGCAGCGCGCGGCGAAGTTCTACGCCAACACCCCGACGACCTGACAGGAACCAGCATGGACAACCAACACAAGCACATCAAGGGCTACCGCGATCTGTCGCAGGCCGAGATCGACCTGATGAATCGGATCAAGGCGAAGGGCGCAGAGCTGATTGCGCTGCAGTTCGAGTTGAAGAACCTGCTTGATACGCAGTGGGAAACGAAGCGCGCCGATGCGACGCAATCGCTTGCCCAGCCTGCGGGCGCCGGCGTTTCGATCTTCCAGGGCGCGACCGACGAGTGTCGCGAGCTTCAACGCTTCGTGGCGGCCGAGCCGTACCGGTGGGCCGAGATCGGCAAGACCGACATCCAAACCGGCGTCATGGCGCTAGTACGCGCTGTGGCGCAGCCGGCGATCTAAGCCGGACACGTAACCAACCGATTCAGGAGGTTCCATGTTTTTCCGCATGTTCCGCAAATTCCGACTGCTCGAAGGCGAATCCAGCGCGACCGGTGAACCGGCAGGCGGCGCCGCGCCGGCGGCGGCTCCCGCAGCGGCGGGCACCACGGACCCAGCCGCATCCGGTGCGGCACCGGTCGACGGAGGTACGCCGCCTGCAGCAGGCACGCACGATTCTGCGCCGACGTGGCTGCAATCTATCGCCGACGCTGACCTGCGCCAGTTCGTCGAGGCCAAGGGCTTCAAGGACGTGGGCGAGGCGGTGAAGGCGATGCGCGAGCTTGAAGCGAAGCATGCGGCGCCGGCGAGTGTCGAGGATTATCAGCTTGGCGACGGCGACTTCGCGAAGACCGCGGCGACGTGGTTCCACGAGGCCGGCATCCCGGCCGATGCCGCGAAAGCGCTGGCCGCGAAGTGGAACGGTTACGTCAGCGAGCAGAACACCGCAGCCGATGCGGCGCGACTGGCGAAGGGCGAAGCGGAACTCACGACGCTGAAAAGCGAGTGGGGCACCGACTACGACAAGAACGTCGAGCTCGGCCGCCAGGCGATGCGCAAGTTCGGTGTGTCCGGCGAAGTGATCGACAAGCTCGCGGGCGCAACCGGCGACGCCGCGACGATCAAGGTGTTTTCGCAGATCGGCGCGTCGCTGAGCGAAGGAACATTGAATCCGGGTGGTGCTGGTGGCAGCGGCGCGGCACTCACCGAAGAACAACGCGCTGCGAAGTTCTACTCCAATTCGTAAGGAGCTTTTATGGTCACTCTTGCCACGAACAACCCGACCCTCGCGGACATCGCGAAGGGCCTCGACCCGGATGGCTCGGTCGCTCAGACGGTCGAAATCCTCAACCAGACGAACGAGATCCTCGCGGACGCGACGTTCATCGAAGGCAATCTGCCGACCGGTCATCGCACGTCGATCCGCTCGGGCCTGCCGCAGCCGACGTGGCGCAAGCTGTACGGTGGCGTTCAGCCGACGAAGTCGACCAAGGTGCAGGTGACGGATAACTGCGGCATGCTCGAAGACTATGCCGAAGTCGACAAGGCGCTCGCCGATCTGAATGGCAACACGATGGCGTTCCGTTTGTCCGAGGACAAGGCGCACATCGAGGGTATCAATCAGGAAAACGCGCAGACGCTGATCTACGGCAACGAAGGCAGCGCCCCGGCCGAGTACACCGGTTTGTCGGCCCGCTACAACTCGCTGTCCGCGCAGAACGCCGACAACATCATCGACGGCGCCGGAACTGGCTCCGACAACACGTCGATCTGGCTGGTCGTGTGGGGCCCGCAGACGGCGCACATGATCTACCCGAAAGGCTCGAAGGCCGGCCTCAGCGTGACCGACAAGGGGCAAGTTACGGTCGAGAACGCTGACGGCGCGGGTGGCCGCATGGAAGCGTACCGCACGCACTACAAGTGGGATGTCGGTTTCTCGCTGCGTGACTGGCGCTACGTGGCACGCGTCTGCAACATCGATGTGTCGGACCTCGGCACGGTCGCGAACACGAAGAACCTGATCACGTGGATGATCCAGGCGTCCGAACGTATCCCGGCGTTCGGCCTCGGCCGCGCTGCCTGGTACGTGAACCGCACGGTTCGCGAAAAGCTGCGTCTCGGCATCATCGAGAAGATCTCGAACAACCTCACGTGGGAAACCGTTGCCGGCCAGCGCGTGATGATGTTCGACGGCATTCCGGTGCGCCGCACGGACGCGATCCTCAACACGGAATCGCGCGTCGTCTAACGCGGCGGGGCGGCGCTTCGGCGCCGTTCTACCTCTCCGAACCCATTCGAAAGGACATCGCAATGTACATCGACTCGCTTCTTGAATTCTCGCGTGCGCAGGCGCTGTCGGCGTCGGGTGCGTCGCAGAACATCATCGATCTCGGCAGTGACCGCGACATTGGTCCCGGCCGCCCGCTGTGGGTCGTGGTGTCGCCGTCCGTGGATGCCGACAACACGACCGGCGACGAAACCTACTCGATCGCTCTGCAGACCGACGACAACGCCGCGTTCGGCTCGCCGACGACGATCGCCACTGTCGCTCCTGCGGCCGCCACGCTGAAGGCAGGTTCGCGCCTCGTGATCGGCATGCCGTTCGCGAACGAGCGCTACCTGCGCCTGAACTACACGCTCGGCGGCACGACCCCGAGTGTCACGCTGAACGCGTTCCTGACCGACCAGGATCCGTCGTCGTGGCAAGCGTACCCGGACGGCATCGCGTAAGCGGCGCTGGCTGATCGGCGGGCGGCACTGGCCGCCCCCTTCACTTTTCTCAACGAGGTAAGCCATGCCGAAGGTAAAGGCAATCAAGATGGGCTTCTACCGCGGCGCACGCAAGCGCCCGGGCGAAGTGTTCGACGTCGACAAGGGCGAAAAAGCGTCGTGGTTCGTTCCGTCCGACGAGGCACCGACGGGCCCAAAAGCCCGTGGTCGCGCCGACAGCACGTCGAGCACGGATCCGACGAGTGGTTCCGGCTCGTCCGGCGAGCAGGCCGGCGACGATCTGCAGTAACGGACTGACGAATGGCGTCGCAGGTAGGCATCGCGAATCGCACGCTGACCAAGCTCGGGTCGGCGCGCATTACTTCGCTCGACGAGGATTCGAAGGCGGCGGCCACGCTGAATTCGATGTACGACGATGTGCTCGACGCATGCCTGCGTGAGCACGTCTGGTCGTTCGCGAAGACGCGAGCGCAGCTCGCATCGCTGGCCGACGCGCCGCTGCTTGGCTTCGGCTACCCGTACCGGCTGCCGGCCGACTTCATTCGCCTGATCCAGATCGGGCAATTCCTCGTCTACCCGAAGACGGACACGCGCGGGCTGTTCAGCATCGAGTCGGGGAACATCCTGACTGACCTGCAGGCGCCGCTGTACATCCGCTATACAAAGCGCGTAACCGACCCGAACGCGATGGACGCCCTGTTCCGCGAGGTGTTCGCCTGCCGGCTGGCGATCGAAGCGTGCGAAAGCATCACGCAGAGCTCGACCAAGCGACAAGCCGCATGGGCCGAGCATGACCGCGCGATCACGCAAGCGATCCGCGTCAATGCAATCGAACGCCCATCACAACCGGTCGGTGATGACACGTGGCTCGAATCGCGTAACGGCGTGCCGTTCCCCGGCGAAACTCCGATCATCCGCCAGTAGGAGGGCGCATGCCGAAGGCAGCACCGCAGCAGGTATCGTTCGACGCCGGCGAGCTTTCGCCGCTGCTCGGCGCGCGGGTAGACCTGGCGAAGTACCCGAACGGGTGCAAAGTGATGGAGAACTTCATCGCCACGGTGCAGGGCCCGGCGATCCGCCGCGGAGGCAAGCGCTTCGTCGCACCGATCAAGGATTCAACGAAACAGGCGTGGCTGCTGCCGTTCATCGTGTCGGACGGAATCGCCTACATGCTCGAGTTCGGCGATCACTACCTTCGCTTTTTCGTCAACCGCGGCCAACTCGTGAGCGGGAGCACGCCCGTCGAAATCGCAACGCCGTACGCGCTCACCGACCTGACGACCGAGGACGGTACGTTTGCGATCCGCGTGGCTCAAAGCGCCGACACGATGTACCTGTTTCACGGCTCTTACCCGACGCAGAAGCTGCTGCGCACGGGCGCGACGACGTTCACGTTGCAGCCTGTCACGTTCGTAGGTGGCCCGTTTGCCTCGGTGAACATCGACAACGGGATGACGGTGCAGGCGAGCGCGCAAACCGGTGTTGTGACGCTGACGGCGAGCGCTGGTATTTTCCGCCCATCCGATGTCGGCACGCTGTTCTATCTCGAACAGGTGGACAACTCGTACGTCAAGCCGTGGGTCGTGCACCAGAAAATTGCCGTAGGCGACCTGCGCCGCGTTGACAACCGCGTCTATAAGTGCACGCAGATCGGCACGCAGACGCCTCAGGTCACCGGCGCCGAGACGCCAACCCACACGATCGGCCGGCGATGGGACGGCACCGGGCAGGACGAGTCATCGACCGACGAGTGGGGCTCGATCGGCGTGGAATGGGAGTACCAGCACTCGGGCTATGGCACGGTGCTGATAACGGGCTTCACCGATGCGCGGCACGTCACGGGCACGGTGACGACGAACGACCCCGCCGATCCCTGCATGCTGCCGAATACCGTCGTGGTGTCGGGCACGTATAAATGGGCCCGGTCCCTGTTCAATTCGACGGACGGGTTCCCGCAGATGGGAACGTTCTGGAGCGAACGCCTGTGCATGATGCGCGATCGGTGGCTCGCGCTGTCGGTGTCTGCTGACTTCGAGGTGTTCAAGACGAAGGACGCTGACCAGGCAACCGATGATTCGGCCATCGTGCAGCAGCTCAATGCGCGCCGGCTCAACAAGCTGGCGTGGATGGTCGAATCCGACAGCCTTCTCGTCGGGATGACCGGCGACGAATGGGTGATCGGAAAGTCGAACGGCTCGCTCGCGTTGAGCGCAACGAACATGAATGCGCGCCGGCGCACCTCTTACGGGTCAAAGCGTCTGCAGCCAGTTGAAGTCGGCGGCACGATCCTGTTCGTACAAAAGTCGGGCCGCAAGCTGCGCGACTTCAAATATGACTTCTCGTCCGACAACTACGTGTCAACGGATGTCACGAAGATCGCCGACCACATCACGCACGGCCGTGCTGGGTCGAACAACGGGATCATGTCGATCTGCTACCAACAGGAGCCTCACTCCGTTATCTGGGCCGCGCGCGCCGACGGTCAGCTGATCGGTTGCACGTACGACGAGGAAGCGGGCCGCAGCGACGTCTACGGTTGGCACCGGCATCCGGACGCCAATGGCTTTGTCGAGTGCGTCGCGTCGATGCCCGCGCCGGATGGCGCGTCCGACGACCTGTGGGTGCTCGTGCGGCGTCAGATCAACGGGCAGACAGTGCGCTACGTCGAATACCTGAATCCCTCGCTGCAGGACGACGACGTGCAGGCTTCGGCGTTCTACGTCGATGCGGGGATCACGTACAGCGGCGCACCAACAGTATCGGTCACGGGCCTGGCACACCTCGAAGGGCAGATGGTCGCCGTGCTTACCGACGGCGCGGTACATCCGTCACGTACGGTCGCCGCCGGATCGATCGCACTCGAATGGCCGGCTTCGGTCGTGCATATCGGAGTTCCGACGAAATGCCGTATCCAAACCATGCAGCTGAACGCCGGCGCCGCAAACGGGACAGCACAAGGAAAGACAAAGCGCGTGGCGAACATCGTGACGCGCTTCTCGCGGAGCCAGGGCGGCGCCGTCGGCCCGTCGTTCGCCGACAGCGATCTCGAACCGCTGAATTTCCGTAGGCCATCGAACGCGATGGACAACGCGGTGCCGCTGTTCGATGGCGACATGGAGTCGAATTGGCGCGGCGACTACGAGGGGCAGTCGTGGGTTTGCTACCAAAACGACCAGCCTCTGCCCGTGACCCTGCTCGGCTTCTTTCCGATTGTGGATACGCAAGATGATCGCTGAGCACTTGACGCCCGCGCACATTCTCGCCGTCGATCTGCAGCCAGCGCAGGCTGGCGTTGCCGGCGCGCTGACACGCGAGTACGCCGAGAAGCTGTGCACGCTGACGCGCGTCGGGTGGGCAATTGTCGACGGCGACGAGGTGCTCGGGTGCGGCGGTATCGTCGAGATCTGGGAGAACCGCGCGCAGGCGTGGACGCTGATCTCGTCGACGCTGCTGCGGCGGTTCCGGCCGGCGCATCGGATGGTGCGCGCCGTGCTCGACGACGCGCCGTGGCGCCGTATCGAAATGGACGTCGACGCGTCGCACGCGGCCGGCATCGCATGGGCCGAGCACCTCGGCTTCGTGAACGAGGGCGTGCGTAGGAAATACACCGTCGATGGGCGGGACGTGATTCTTTTTGCGAGGGTGAAATAGTGGATCCGGTATCCGCACTGACCATTGGCAGCGCCGCGATTTCGACGGTCGGCGCGATCTCGGGCGGCATGGCGAAGTCGGCGCAGGCGAACCAGCAGGCCGCCGCGCTCGACCGCAATGCCGCGCTTTCCGACCAGCAAGCCGCGCAGGTCTACGCGCAGAACGTGAACCGCGAGACAGCGCAACGGGCGCAGGCCGGGCAGCAGCTTGGCGAGCAGCGCGCGGCCGTGGCCGAATCCGGCTTCAACCCGAATGCTGGTTCGGCGCTTGATACGCAGGTGCAGAGCGTGCGCAACGCCGAGCTCGACGCGCTGCAGACGCGCTATCAGGGGATTCTGCAGGGCCAATCGCTCGAGGATCAGGCATCGCAAGATCGGTACGCCGCACGCACGGCGCGCGCGAGCGCGCGCAACAGCCTGATCGGTGGCGGTATCTCGGCGGCGGCGTCGCTGCTCGGCGGCGTCGCATCGTACGCGAAGACCGGCGGCAGCTTGTTCTCGAGTAGCACGGGCGGCTCTTTCTCGACCCTCGGCGGTCTGTCGTCGTTCGGGCGCGCCGGCAACATGACGGCGGGGCTGTATTCGGGCGCGAATAAGTTCGGATTCACGGGAGGTCTGTAATGGCTGGAATTCGGATTCCCGTCTATAACTCGCAGGTTGCGCCCACATTGCAGCCGTCCGGCGCCCGCACACCGCTGACCGTTGTCGACGACAGCACAGGCAACGCGCTGCAGCAGGTTGGCGCGGCCGTCGGCCAGGTGGCGGGCGTGCTCGAAACGCAAAAGCGGCAGGACGAGCAGGCGGCCGTGGCCCGCCAGATCGGTGACGATCGCGTGGCATGGCTACAGAACATGCAGACGGCGAAGGACAACGCCGCGCCAGGCGCGCCGGACTTCACACCGAACCTGGTCCGGGGCTTCGACGACTACGCGCAGCAGCAACTGCAGCAGATGCCGGACGGTCCCGCGAAGCGCTTCTATACGATGCAGCTCGCCGATCTGCGAACGTCGCTCGCCGGGCAGGCTGTCACGTGGCAGGCCGAGCAGCATCGCGCGTACAACGTCAGCCAGTACCAGCAGGGCAACGACACTGCCGCACGTGCGATCGCGATGGACCCGAGCCTGTACGGCTCGACGCGCGCCTCGCAGCTCGCGCTGATCGACACCGCGCAGCTCGACCCGCAGACGAAGACGAAGCTCGTCGAGAACTTCAAGGACGTGGCGTCGACGGCGGCCGGCATGCGCATGGTGTCGGCTGACCCTGCGGCCGCGCTCGGCGTGATGACGCAGAAGCCTGCCCAACCGCTGCCAGCTGGCTATGAGTGGGTCGGCGATCTGCCGCCGCACAAACTCGTCGCGCTGCAGGGGCATGCGCGCACGCTCGTTGCGCAGCAGCAGAACGCCGCCGAGCGCGACGCGCTCCAGCGAGAGAACGCCGCCGTCGACCTACATAATCAGGCGCTCAACCTCGTGAACGAGGGGAAGCAACTGAGCCCGGAATTCACAAACCAGCTGCTCACCGGCACGCAGGGCACGTCCGTAGCCGGCGCGGTGCGTGAGCTGATCGGCATGGCGAGCCAGCGCGCCGGCTTCGCGAGCGCGACGCTGCCGCAGCAGGCCGCGACGCTGCAGCAGTATCAGACCGAGGCAGCGACGCGCGGCACCGATCCGGATCAGGCGGCAGCCGTGAAGCAGCTCGAACAGATCCATACGGCGAGCGTCGCCGCGTACAAGGCGGACCCGTGGAATGCGGCGCTCGACCGTGGCGTCCTGCAGGGCGTGCCGCAGGTCGACACGTCGAGCGTGCCGGGCCTCGTCGCATCGCTCGCCGGGCGAGCGCAGGCCGCAGGCGCGGTCGAGGCGGCGGCCGGCCGGCGCGTATCACTGATGACGCCGGACGAGGCACAGACCGTGCTGACCGCCGTCGACGCGCTGCCGATCGACACGAAGGCGCAGGCACTGAACCAGATCGGGCAGGCGTACGGCAACGCTGGCCGCATCGCGGATCTTGCCGCGCAGTGGAAGGAAAAGAGCCCGGCAATGGCGCTCGCGCTGAAAGCCGGCGCGGCGGACGCTGGCGGCAAACCGCTGCTGACGACGAGCGGCGCGCCGCTCAGCACATTCATTCTGACGGGCGCGCAGGCGCTGAAGGACAAGACGGTCAAGATCGACGACGTCGCCGGCACGGGCATGCGCGCCACGATCGCGAACGCGATCGGCGATTCGCTGCCGCCCGAGCAGGCCGACGACGCGAAGGAAGCCGCGTACTTCATCGCGGCCGGCAGCGCGGCGCGCGGCGGTCGCACGCAGCCGAGCAGCACCGACGTGCAGAACGCGATCAGCGGCGCGACGGGCGGGATCTCGACGACGGGCGGCCAGCAGATTAACGGCAAGCCGAACATCGTCGCGATGCCGTACGGCTGGCGCGAGGAAGATTTCCAGAGCGCCGTGAAGTCGGTGACCGCCGCGAACATCGAAAACCCGGACGTCGACAGCGTGCTCGCGAACGGGCACGAGATCCCGGTCGCGGACTTCGTGAAGCAGTTCGCGAGCTACCGCCTGGTGCGCGTCGGCGTGCGCGGCACGTACGCGGTGTCGACCGGGTCTAAGTTTGTCACCGACAAGACCGGTGCGCCGGTCACGGTGCACCTGACGTTCCCGACGAAGAACGCACAGACCGGCGGGCGCCGGTCGGACAATCTCCGACGATGCCGTTCCCGGGAGGTATGTAATGCCGGTTGATTCGCTGTATGCCGACCAGACCGCCAGTTTCCTGCGCGG